GCTGTTTGACTTTAGGCCAAAGTGTATGTCCGTGCAGACTGCTACTTTTTTAAATAGACTCATTGATCTAGTATACTACTCTTCAGAAATAATTACGACCTCGCTGGGTGCGAAGTCAGGATTCTTCTTGCCGGCATTCTGACGAGTCCAGGACGGATTAAGTCCGTTCATTTCCAACACATCGTCGCGAATGTTTTGATTTTTCTTTTCTAAATTCAAGATTCTAGTAAAGCTATTGGTAATGGCTGCAGTATAGTAGGCAAAAGGATTTTGACTTTTCGATTCGTCAAATTGTAGACCAATCTGGCTGAGCTGTAATAAGGCCTGACCGCGCATTTCTTCATTGTAGGTATAACCACGCCAGTTTGATCGGGTAGCATAACGCTCACACAATTTGATGAACATAGTGGCCAACTTGCGGGTCATGTTTCCGTGATCTTTTGAAAACTCGCCGTGTTCGAGATCGCCTCGCCAGTGACTTTTGCCTACCAGGTAAGGTTTTTTGTCTGCGTCTATACGATAATGATAGAATGGTGGAAAGTTTAATCGCACGTGTTTTTCATCCAACACAGGCTCCTCCAGCAGTTCTGCTAAGGGATCGTCCTCCTCTAACAATTCTAATTCAAAAATGTCTTCAATTTTCTTTTTCTTGGCCTGTGTTTTGGGCACTTTTTTTGGTGCCATGGGTATGTGTTCCCAGCAGGTGATTCTAAACACCAGATCAGTGTTGGCGATCTTTTTTGGATCAGTCGCAGTGCCAGTTTCTCGCTTGATACGATCTGCACGATTTCGCCGTGCTTCGGCAATGGTGCGTTGATTGATTTTTTCCACGGTGGGCAGGATGATATCATACTGATGATCGTTTACAGGATCACGGTAGCTACAGTAGGTATTTTTACTTAGGTGTATTTCTTTTAAGATATCTCTGTTGTTGAGATAATTGATTTTGGCTGGTGTTCTGGTGGGTGTTGATGTCACTCCTGATCTCCTAATAATATATTTATTGTAGCACAAAAAGCCAGGTTGTCAACCAGAAATCATTATCTGGGTGGTTTATTTTTGCAATAAATACACAAAGAGGATCAACGCACATGGCCAATCTGGTGGTATCAAAAATAGGTGAAACTTGGACAGTTGTCGACGCAGACAACCAGACTCCGCTGGCCAATTTTATAGATCAACAATCTGCTCAACAGTTTGCGACGGCCAACAATGCCAGTGCCACAGCCATAGCTCAAGCAGATGCTCAATTCATTGCAGCACAGGGCGGTCTTGTCACAGAACCTGCAGGAGCCGAAGCAGATCCTGAAGCTGTAGCACCCGCCGAGGGTTTGATCAGACTCAACGATGGTGCCAATCTTGGTGGGCCAGACGAATTTGGTTTTGTTACTGATCCAGTCACAGGACTTAATGTTTTACCAGAAGATGTGCCAGTGGAGGAAACCGCCGGCTATATCACAGAGTTTACTCCTGAAGGATCACGTGTGTTGACCACTGCCCAAGTAGAACAGGCTACATCCGAAGCAGCTGCTAGGGATCGCGCTCGCCAACAGCAGACCATAGCACAACAACGACGACAGATCAACAACGGTGACTGGCGGGTCCGATTGCGTTTGGCGCCACAGTCCAAATACCTGTACAATGCTCCTAACCCTGGCATACTACAACCTTTGCAGGTCACCGACGGTGTGATATTTCCATATACTCCAACCATAACCACGGCCTACAAAGCCACCTACAACAGTTATGATTTGACCCACTCAAATTTTCGCGGCTATTTTTATCAAAATAGCTACGTAGAGCCCATTCAGCTGACGGCGATGTTTACTGCACAAAGCACTGCCGAGGCCAATTATCTCTTGGCAGTGATACAATTTTTTAGAAGCGTGACCAAAATGTTTTACGGTCAGGATTCAGAGCGTGGAGCACCACCGCCACTGACTTATCTCACAGGACTTGGAGAATATCAGTTCAACGAACATCCTTGTGTGGTCAGTCAATTCAATTACACCTTGCCTGCTGAGGTAGATTATATTCGAGCCGGTAGTCCAAACCAACTAGGACTCAATCAGGTCAATCAGCGTGATAGACAGACTGTGAGCACTGGCAGCCTATTTGGCGGCCTTAATCGTTTAGCAAACGCTTTGTTGACCAAAGGGGCCATACCCAATACCCCAGCGCCACCAAGCCTGGGGCAGAACCGGCCAACCTATGTGCCTACTAAAATGGAAATTTCAATCACTTTGAATCCCATACAGAGTCGCAATCAAGTCAGCAAACAATTCAGCCTCAAAGAATTTGCCAATGGCAATCTAATCAAAGGAGGATTCTGGTAATGGCCACCTATGATTCTGTAAGTCCTTACTATCTAACCGGCTACAGTCAATTCTTTTTGGATGTCATGGTTAACCGACCCATACCCAAAGAGAATGATGACCAACTGTTCAAGATCAACACTACCTATCAATACAGACCCGATTTGTTGGCCTTTGACTTGTATGACAACAGCAACCTGTGGTGGGTGTTTTATCAACGCAATCCCAACACTTTGACCAAACCTCCTCTAGATTTTAAAACCGATACCTTGATATACCTGCCCAAGATCACAACCTTACGCAACGTACTGGGATTCTAACATGGCTGAAATACTACCAACAGCTAGTTCTGGACAGGTCATTATTGAAGAAGGAACTGGAGCATCAAATCCTGTTCCTCCGGCAAGTGTGCTGGCTCCAAGCGGTAGAATCAACCCTGAGAACATAGAAAGTGGCACCAACGATTCTGTACGCACACAGACGCAAACACAGGCCACACCACCTCAAGGTGACGGCAACGCTTTGCCATTTGTGCAGACCAGCACTGGCTTGAACATATTGCCCGAGGACCTGGCCGCACTGGAAGAGCCTTATGTGGTAACACAGGTTGGAGCAGCTGCCAACAGAGACGACAACACTCGACCCAATTCCAACAGCACCGCACAAATAATCAATGCCAGTTTTAATCAACGAATCAGACCAGAGCCCAATGTGTTAGATGAATATGCCAGCTACACCTACGCTATTACTTGGTATTTGTTGACACCAGATCAATACAACGAAATGGTACGCAGTAAAAAGAAAAACTGTGCCAGCTGGCAACTGCTGATGCAGAGTGGCGGCGCTCCTACTGCTTCGGCTGGTACTACCGGATCCACACCGTTGGTGGCTGGCCGCAACAAGTTCTTTGACTTAGATTACTACATGGATGATCTTGAAATTGAAAGTATCATACCTCTCAAAGGCACAGGAGCTGCCAACACTGCTACCAATATAAGATTCAAGGTCACAGAACCCAATGGCATTACCTTGATTGAAAATCTAAGCAAGGCTGTTAAAACTCTGTACAAAGAAAAAAATGTAGATAAAAATGCCAACTATCCCATGGCACAGTATTGCTTGGTTGTGAGATTTTATGGCTACAATGAAAACGGAGAACTGGTCACAACCGGACGCAGAGGAACCAATGGTCAGACTAATCTAACGGACCCCAGAGCCATCGTGGAAAAATTTTATCCATTTGTGATCACCAATATAAAATTTAGAATACCCAAGTCCAGTGTGGTCGAGTACGCAGTAGAGGGCAAACCTATTCCGCATTTTTACAACAAGAGCCAAGATCGCGGCAGTATTCCGTTTGCATTTGAACTGGTAGGACAAACTGTGGAACAGATCCTGCAAGGCAAGCCGGTGGGCACAGTGTATCCAGCCAGCCCAGGTGAACGCAGAGATACTCCAACACCCAATACCAGTGCACCAACACCGGCGCCTATCACTGGCAGTGCCAATGAAGATCTCGGTGGTGGAACATTCAACAGTTTAGGAGCAGGTGCTTGACATGGTCAATAGAATAAGCGACGCCGAACTAGACGCATTTTTGACCAATGCCGCGGCCAATGATGTCAGACAGTCGGGTACTGTGGATGCCCTCAGTGCGGCAAGAGGAAACAACAGTGGTTCACAAACAGCCCCAGCCAAGGCACCGGCTGCCCCGGGCAAGACCAAAGATGTGTTTACTGGCCTAGCTGAGGCACTCAATACTTTTCAACGTCGCTTGTCTGAACCTAAAGATCCCAACCGCAAGTATGATGTGCCCGACGAGTATGAAATAGTGTTTGCGCCAACCAGTCTAGGCGATGCCACGCTCAAACGACAAGGCACCACGGACAAAAGCAATGTTCCCATGCAGAAACCATCTGCGGCCGCAAAAAGTCCTGCCAGCAACAGTGTCAACAACAAGGCCAGTGTACAACAAGTTTCGGCTGGTATGCAAATAGTTCAGTTTATAGATCAAATCATGCGGCAAAGTAGTTATTTGACCGATCAACAATTGTACATTGTAGATCCTGTAACGCAAGAAACCAAACCCAATCCCAATCCTCCCGGTGGTGTAATAGCCTGGTACAAGGTCAGTGTAGAAGCCACGCAACTGGCCTATGACGCCAAACGACATGATCATGCCTATCGCATGAAATACATTATAACGCCCTATGCCATCAATGAGTTGCCCAGCGATTGGTTTCAAAACAGTAGATATCGTGGCAGTCACAAAAGCTACAACTATTGGTTTACTGGAGCCAACACTGAAATTATAAATTTTGAACAAGAGTACAACAACCTGTATCGCTTGATCATCAGCGGACTCAATGTGCCTGTGCAACAGGCTCGCACAGATTTCAGAAACACCGAACAGTATCGCAGAACTTTCTTGCCCACCAGCGAAAATCATGCCAAAGGGGCCGACGGCTATGTCAACGAAGCCGTGGACAATGCTGCCAGCTTTTTGTACAGCCCTACAGATCAGGCCAAGGTTCGCTTGCGCATTGTAGGAGACCCGGCCTGGATGCAACAGGGCGAAGTGGCCGAAGGTGTCAATGCAAGAAATTTCAATTTTGATCCTTTCAACAATGATGGCACCATCAACTACGACAGCCAAGAAGTGGTGTTTGATATAAGTTGGAATCAACCCGCAGATTATGATCTAAACACTGGCCTAGCAGATCCCAATCAGACTGGAATTAGACCCAATGGCACACCGCGCAACCAGCCACAGCAGAATTTTACCTACACTGCGATCAGGTGCAAAAACATATTCAGCAAAGGTCGTTTTGAACAAGAACTCGAAGGCCGCTTGTTGATTGAATATGAAAAGAACAAACAAGCTTCAGATGCTGGTCGGCAAATTGCTGGCAATCCCGGTACTCCCAACGGAACCAGATCCAGCGCCTCTGCTGATGATATCAACAATGGTTGGGTAGATCAAGACGGATTATTAGTACAAAGGGCAGATATCGCAACACAAGACCAAAACAATCAAAATGATGCGGCTCCACAACTGTTAAATAGTCCACCGCCAGAATCGCCCACCAGCGATGGCGATATTGTACCCATAGTCACTCCTGATGAAAACAATGTGTTGGCAGGAGTAGTAGACACCCCTGATGCACAACTTAGAAGCAGAGAGACATAATGGCCGGTGAAAATATTGAACGCAGTCGAGGACAACCCCGTAGTTATAAATTTGATCGTGGTGGAAGTCCCACAGAATTTGGTCCATTTATTGGTCGTGTGACCAACAACATTGATCCCACACGTCAAGGACGCCTGCAGGTTTACATAGAGCAGTTTGCTGGACCCAATCCAGAAGATCCTAGCTTGTGGCGCACGGTCAGCTACTGTCCACCTTTCTATGGAGCCACACCGCGCGGTGGCAGTGCTGGCACAGGAACTTACATCAATGGCAATCCACAAAGCTATGGCATGTGGTTTACACCTCCTGACATTGGCGTCAATGTATTGTGTTTCTTTGTAGAAGGCGATCCCAATCAAGGATACTATGTGGGTTGCATACCCGAGCAAGGTATTAACCGCATGATCCCAGCCATCGGTTCAGTGCCTAGAAGCCTGGCACAGACGCAAAACAACAATCAAGCCACATATTTTGCTGGAGCACCACTGTTGCCGGTCACTGAAATCAACAACAGTCCTGACAATCCAGCCACCAACGAAAACCCTAGATTCTTTGATCAACCCAAGCCAGTTCACAGCTACGTAGCAGCCACTTTATTTCAGCAAGGATTGATTAATGATCCTGTTAGAGGTAGCATAGGCTCCAGCAGCCAGCGTGAAAGTCCCAGTGCCTGTTATGGTATGAGCACTCCTGGTCGTGCCATCTATCAAGGTGGACTTGGCGGTGGAATCAATGGGGATCGAGATGCGCTCAAAGAACTCAGCGGTGAAAGTCTGGCTGATCTCAAAGTCATTGGTCGACGCGGCGGTCACACCTTTGTCATGGACGATGGCAACCTCACTGGTGATGACAACTTAATTCGCATAAGAACCAGCAAAGGTCATCAAATAACCATGAGCGATGACGGCAATTGTTTTTATATCACTCATGCCAATGGACAAACCTGGATTGAATTAGGCCAGGAAGGCACAGTAGATGTGTTTGCCACTAACAGTGTGAATGTGCGCACACAAGGCACAATCAATCTGCATGCCGACGAAGACATCAACATGTTTGCTGGTAAAAAAATCAATATAAAAAGTGTTGGAGGCACAGCCATACAAAGTGATGGTAGTTTGAATGTGGCCTGCAAAAAAGACCTGATCTTGTTTGCCAGCTCGCAGATCGGAGTCAAAAGCAACGGAACCCTGGCACTCAAAGGCAAGCTGGCCAGCATGGAAGCTTCAGGACCTCTGGCTCTCAAAGGGCTTCCTATCAGTCTCAACGGAGCTCCTGGTCTGCCTATCACCACACCCAGAGGAATTACCAAAACTCTCATGCCTGAAACAGAATTCAACAGCAGCACAGGTTGGACAGTGAATGCCACTGGACTAGAAAGCATTGTGACTCGCGCACCCACGCACGAACCTTATCCTTATCACAATCAAGGTGTTCCTGTGAGTGTGTCCTTGGAGGAAGGACAAAGTACACCACCTCCAGATGCTCCGGATGTGCCCGACGAGTGGAGTATTACCAAAAAATGAGCATATTCAACTATACTCTTCCCAGCGGTGCTGAATTTGTAGTGCGAGGTCCTGCTGATGCTACACAGGCCCGGGCTGATAGAATTTTCTATGAACAAGTTGCGGCCGGGACCTTTGTGGGTTATGAAAGCGGACAGACTCTAACCCGAGCAGACACACAGATCACTAAATTTGAACTCAGTCGCCTGGATCGTGGCACAGCCGGTGTAGACAATGCTCCAGTACTGGCCATCATACAGGGCCTGCCTGTGATAGCTGGTATACCCAATTTGTCCAATGTGCCGTTGACCAGTCCCATTGACGAATCCGACATTGTACTGGCCCAGGGCGATGGTCTGGGCCCAGGCACCGTAGGGCCGCTGACTTCATATCAGGTTCAAAAGCTTCTAGCTCAGATTGCCAATTTAGTAGATCAAGAAAGTGATCAAATTTCTCAAACCAAGGGCATAGGTCGATACGGATTTACTGCCTATGCCCTGGAGCAGGCAGGATATGTCAAACCTGGAACCAGCTTGAGATTTTTTGCTGTTGATCCTGAAGACTTTGTGGCAGTCATGAGCAGTCCTAGTGTATGGACCGGGCAAGGCGGCATTTATTCCTTGTCAGATTTACTGAGCGACCCAATAGCACAAAGTCAAATCCAAACAGAAATCATGCAACAAAGCTATGACCAGCTCTTGGCCAACGGCACCATAACCGCACCCTCTCAGCCCAGTGTCAAGATCAGCACCGGACAAGTGTTTGTTAATTCAGGCCTGCAGTCGGTATCGGCACTGACTGCATTGAGTTTGTTGGGAACCAACTTGGGCAGTTTGAATGAAGTGGCACGCAATGCCGTGACTTCGTCAACCGTACTGAATCGATTGCTCAGCACAGCCAATATAAATCTCAACACAATCGGCAGTGGTGCTATCAGTAGTCTTACTGCTGGCATTGGCAACTTGTCTAATGTAAGTCTTGCTGGTTTATCACAGGGTTTGAACAATCAGATCACCGGCAGTGTAGGAGCCTTGGTGACCAACGCCAGCAAGTTTGGCAGCCAAGCCACTGCGCTATGGGCCAAGTCTGGAGGATTGAACTTTAACGATACCGGCGGCATCAGTAATCTAGCCAGTTCAGGATTAAGCAATCTTACTGCCGGGCTGGGAGGCAGCTTTAATAACATCACTGGGCAGTTCTCTAATTTGGCCGGTGGACTCACTGGAAGTCTTAATGGTATTACTTCAAATCTTACCAATCTAGTACCAGGAAGCCTGAGCAACCTCACTGCCAATCTTGACATATTTGGGAAGGCCGGCAGCTTTGCCACAAACTTTGCTAATCCGCTCAGCGGCATAACCAATCTTGGCGGTGTTGGTAACTTGGGTGGATTGACCAACGCTTTTGGCAACCTTGGTAGTTTTGCCAACATAGGTGCTGTGGGAGATTTGTTTGGCGGTGGCGGAGATTTAGTATCGGGCACCCAGGTCGCGGCTGGTTTCAATAACACTGTAAATCGTGCCACGGTAGATGCGGCCTTTGCGCGAATAGTGGGCAGTGACAAGGTGCCCTTGCCAGTGTTTCAATACCCCAGCCTAGCTTCGTTGGCTCCTAGATTGGACATACAACAGGCTCAAAATTTCTTGAGGAATCTGTCACGTCCTGGTAGTGGTACATTTGGACAAACAGTGACAATTTAACCGGAGTAAATACTGCATGGCCACTTTTATCGGATTCAACACCATAGATCAAAACAAAAAATTTACCTTGGTAGATTTTGAACTGATCAAGCGCGACCTGCTCAACGCCTTTAATATCCGTCAAGGTCAACTGGTGGGTCGTCCTGGTTATGGCACTGTGATCTGGGACTATGTGTTTGAAAATCAAACACAGGAAACCGAGCGTGGAATCACTGCAGAAATACAGCGTGTGGCCGGCGGCGATCCCCGAGTGTTTGTCAGTAGTGTTGAACTGTTTCCACAACAAAATGGCATGTTGATACAGTTGGAAATCACTGTGGTGCCCAGCACCAGTGCTGAGAGACTCAGTATATTCTTTGATCAGACTCAGCGCCGGGCCAGCTTCGTGTAACTTAAACTACTCAGTTTATTAAATCCATAAATAATAAAAACACAGGAAGACCATGGCCAGAACCACTAGACAAACCGCTGTATTTGGAGTTGAGGATTGGAAAAGAATCTATCAAACCTACCGCGAAGGCGACTTTCAAAGCTATGATTTTGAAACCTTGCGCAAGAGTTTTGTGGACTATTTGCGGTTGTACTATCCAGAGACATTCAATGACTACATTGAAAGTTCAGAATTTATTGCCTTGCTGGATGTCATGGCATTCATGGGTCAGGCGCTGGCCTTCCGCACAGACCTCAACACACGTGAGAATTATTTAGACACAGCAGAACGCAGAGACAGCGTGGTAAAGCTGGCAAATTTAGTGTCATATACACCCAAGCGCAACACCTGTGCCAGTGGTTATCTCAAGGTATTTTCAGTTCAAACCACCGAAAACGTCATAGACTACAACGGCATCAACCTGGCCAATGTCACAGTAAATTGGGCTGACCCCAGCAATTTTGACTGGCAAGAACAGTTCACGGCTATTGTCAATGCCAGCCTAGTAGACACACAACGTGTGGGCCGTCCCGGAGCAAGAAACAACATTTTAGGTGTACGCACCGACGAGTACACTATCAATTTGGTGCCAGGATTTTTACCAGTGGTGCCCTACACAGCCACCATTGATGGCGTCAACATGCCGTTTGAAGCAGTCAATGCCACAGCAGTGGGCGCCGACGGAAACAAAGTCATAGTGGAACCCAGTCCCTTGCCCAACGGCAGATTCAACATGTTGTTTCGCAACGATGAACTGGGTTTTGCTTCGGCCAACACAGGATATTTTTTCTTGTTCAAACAAGGTGTCCTACAGAATCAAGACTTCAACTTGCCAGAACGTGTGGACAATCGTGCGGTCAATATCAACATTGAAGGTATCAACAACACCGACCGTTGGTTGTATCAGTTAGATAATCTAGGCAATGTGGCTCGTGAATGGCAGTTTGTGGAAAGTGTGTATGGGGCTGCCGTTGAGCAGTTAACTCCAGGAACAAGGACCATATTCAGTGTGACCTCAAGAAGCAACGATCAAATCACTCTCAACTTTGGCGATGGTGTGTTTGCTACAATACCGGTGGGCCTGTTCCGTGCCTATGTGCGTGCTTCAAATGGCTTGCAGTACATTATCAATCCAGAAGAAATGCAGAGTGTGCAGATACCTATCAACTACGTGAGCCGCACTGGACAAATTGAAACTATTACATTTACCTGTGGCATCACCGAACCTGTGAGCAACGCACAAGCCCGAGAGACTATCGAGGAAATCAAGCAACGTGCACCGGCTCGTTATTACACACAAAACCGCATGGTCAACGGCGAAGACTACAACAATTTTCCATTCACGGCCTACAACAGTATTTTAAAAAGCAAGGCTTTGAATCGTGCATCGATTGGTACCAGTCGCTATCTAGACTTGGTAGACAACACTGGCAAATATTCCAGCACCAACACTTTTAGCAGTGACGGAGCCTTGTATGAATTCAATGATTTGCCAGCTTTTCAGTTTGCCTGGCTCACAAACAATGATATCACAGACATAATCACCAATCGTATTACACCTTTGTTGGTCCAAGCAGGAGCTCAACAATTTTACTATGCCAATTATGCTCGCCCATCATTGCTTAACTTGGGAGTGACCTGGAATCAAAGCACAGTGTTGGCCAATGAAACCACAGGTTACTTTAAAAACATTTCAGGTAATCCTGAGCCCATTGGCATCTATACCAACAACAACATGAAATATATAGTGGTAGGTAGCTTGGTAAAATTTGTTCCGCCTGCAGGTTACTATTTTGATGCCAATAATCGTTTGCAAGTAGGCGTACCCACACGTGCTGACGAAAAGCTGGTGATCTGGGCCAGTCCCACAGCAGTGTTTGTGGATGGAACCAATCAGGGTCTAGGTAACCTAGAAAATGGGCAAGGACCAGTAGTGTTGAATAATTTTGTACCCACCGGCGCTATAGCCGCTCAGGTAATTCCGTTGTTTGTGACAGAATTTTCAACCAGTTTACAACAGAGCATTTTAGATCAAATTATACTAAATCAAAATTTTGGTCTGGGTTATGACAACACCGGCACAGTTACAGGCACAGCCGGAACTTGGTATTTGATTACTGCTGCCAATCTGGCAATCAATGCTGCCTGGAGTCAGACCAACGCTGGCAACACCTCTGGCACAAATCTTGATGCCAGTTGGTTTATACAAGCCACCACAGATGGACAAAACTACACAGTGGTTTCAAGAAATCTCAATTACTATTTTGGCAGTGTGCTACAAACAAGATTTTTCTTTTTTGGTAATCAAAAAATCTACGACAGTCGCACAGGCACAGTGATCAGCGATTTTATCAACGTGCTCAAGACCAATAGTCGACCCAATTCAAACTTGCCTCTTGAGGGAGACATCAGATTAAAGATCATTGGTCAGCCTGTAGAAAGTGATGGATTTGTAGATGACTTCCAGGTCTTGGTCGGCTTTGAAGATTCAGACAGCGATGGTGTGCCTGACAATCCTGATTTCTTTAGCGAAATCATAGGAACAGTTCCTAGCCCAGCCACAGCCAATTCACCTTGGGTGTTCCTGCAACAAACCGTGGATTTTGACAACCTACAACGATATCTGTTGGTAGAGTCGGGTCGAGTGAACAGTGAATATGCTACTTTAGATGATATTGAGTTGGTCAAAGAAGAATACGTTCCTGGACAGGTATTTTATGCCTACGGTCAACTTACCAACAACACCATTACTCCTACATTCTACACCTTGGTCTTAAATGCTCAAGGTGTGAGAGAACTAGTTGTTAACACAGAGTTTATTGCCAGAACCGGTCGTCAAGATCTTTATTTTCAGTACAGACACAACAGTCCGTTGACATCAAGGTTGGATCCAGGAACCACCAATATCATTGATCTTTACGTGGTCACATTGAGTTATTACACAGCCTATCAAAACTGGCTCAAAGACGTTACCAATACTGTGCCGGAGCCTACACCACCTACCATTGATCAGCTCACAACTGAATATGCTGGCCTACAAGAATACAAAATGATTTCGGACAACATGATTCTCAACAGTGTGGAATTTAAACCTGTGTTTGGACAAAAAGCCAGCGAAGAACTCCGTGCCACAATCAAAGTTATTAGAAACAGTCAGAGCACGGCCAGTGTCAGCGAAATCAAGAATCTGGTTGTGGCCAACATGGATGCTTATTTTAGTCTTGACAAATGGGATTTTGGTGACACATTCTATTTCAGTGAATTGGCCGCCTACATACATTCGCAGATTGGAGACATAGTCAGCAGTGTGGTCCTGGTACCACTTAATCCACAAAAGTATTTTGGTGACCTTTACGAAATACGCAGCGCACCCAATCAGATTTTTGTCAACGGTGCCACGGTTAATGATGTAGAGGTTATCACGGCCTTGACTTCTACCAACATTAGAACTGCCCCTGGCAGTGGAGTAATTTAATGGCTCGAGTTCGCACTGTTGAATTTCTGCCAGAAATATTTCAAACGCCAGTCAATCGGCAGTTTCTCAACGCCACCCTGGATCAGCTCACGCAAGAACCTGCGTTTCAAAAGACACAAGGATTTGCTGGTCGCAAGATAGGACCCGGAGTCAATGCCGCAGATCGATATGTAATTGAGCCCACAGCTGAACGCAACAATTATCAGCTGGAACCCGGGGTTATCAGTCTAGAACCCGATACCAACAATATCCAGGATGCTATTACCTATCCTGGAATCAATGATGCGTTGGCTTTGCAAGGCGCTCAAATCAACAATGCTGATAGACTCTACACCAGCGAATATTACACATGGGATCCGTTTGTAGATTTTGACAAATTTGTCAATTACAGCCAATACTACTGGTTGCCAGCTGGCCCTGACGCAGTGGATGTAGCCTCTACAGGTGTTCCACTCACAGACAATTTTGTAGTTACACGAGACAATGGAGTTTATACTTTCAGTGGCGTAAACGGAAATAATCCTGTTATTAGATTGGCTCGAGAGGGCAATTACACTTTTCAGGTGGCACAAAATGCCAAGGAAGATGTTAATTATGGTGTAACCAATAGGACCAACAATGCCTATGTAATTGACTTTCAAGACAATCCTGCTATCACTTTGGTGCGCGGCAATACCTACACATTTACTTTGTCCTTTGATGGAGTGTATCCATTTTTTATCAAGACTCAACCTACACTGGGCACAACCAATCAGTATAACAATGGGGTTTCTCGCAATGGAGCCACTACTGGTACTATTACTTTTACTGTGCCTCAAGATGCCCCCGATACTTTATATTATGTAAATCCCACACAGTTCAGCATGCAAGGTGTGTTTACAGTGATAAATGGCACTCCAGGAACTGGACCAGGATTCTGGATACAGACCGATCCTGGAGTCAATGGACGTATACCTGCCACTCCTAATATCAGTTCCAGAGATGTACTGGGAGTAATCAACAATGGCGAGGATCTTGGTACCGTGACCTTTGATGTGCCTTTGGCTACTGCCCAGGATTTTTTCTATACTTTGTCACCCATTGGTACTATTCCCGGCAAACCTGCTGGCACAGTGGATCTGATTACCAATTTAAAATTCAACCAGATCAACAATCAATTTTTGGAGCCATTTTTTCAAGCCAATCCCACTGGCATTGATGGGATTACTAGTCTTAATGGTAAAACCGTAGTATTTTTAAATCAAGAACTTGATGCCGAAGCCGGCGGCTGGCAAGTAACTACACAATTTGATCCCTTGCCACGAGACAACAGTTTCAATGGACAAGTTGGTAGCTACGATACCACTCTATATGATCAGACCACCGACATAACCAGCCAAAGTCAGCGTTACAGTGTGTGGCAAATTCAATACGTAAACACCAGCGGCGACCAATTTTACATGCAATTGGTGCCTGTGTTGTCGGTAAACAATTTAGAAAAATTTTCAATTTTGTTTGGCACACAATATGCCAGCACACAATGGTACAAAAACGACAGCGGATTTTTCCAACAAATTCCTTTGTTGACTGCCATTAAAAATGTGTTGTATTACCAGGACGGCACAGATCCTGAGATTTTTGGACAAATTCAACTGATCGATTCGGCCAACGCCGACACAATTTTTATCAGTGATATTATTGGCAAAAAAAATTATATTAGTCCCAACGGAGTAGAGTTTACCAACGGACTAAAAGTGGTGTTTCGTGGTACAGTAGAACCAACTAGTTATCAAAATCAAGAATACTATGTGGAAGGTGTAGGCACAGCTATCAAACTTCTGCCTGTGACCAATTTCGTGACACCTGAAACCTATACTGAAAGTGCGAGTGTGCCCTATGACAGCACCCCTTATGACGTAGGAAACTATGATGCTACTCTGAATGCTCCCTTGGTGCCCGACTACTTGACCATTAATCGGGCCAGTGAAGACCTCAACGCTTGGACACGTAGTAATCGTTGGTTCCACATAGATGTGATCACTGCTTCGGCTGAGTACAACAATACCGTAGTCTCACCGGACAATAGATTGCGTGCTCGTAGACCTATCTTAGAATTTCGTGCTGGAACTCGACTTTTTGATTTTGGCACACAAGGCAAGCAACCAGTTAATGTTATTGATTTTCAACAAACCGATGCCTTGAGCAACATCAATGGAACCACAGGATACAGTTTTGATGGTTATACATTGGTTGAAGGCAGTCGAGTTATTTTTGCCAACGATACCGACTCCCAGGTGCGCAACAAAATTTACGAAGTACAATTTATTGTGCCTGACACAGTGCCTCCATTGATTGCTCAACCAGTGATCAATTTGGTTCCTGCTGCAGACGCTCAAGTTTTAGTGGATCAAACTGTGGTATGCTTGAGTGGAAACACATTACAGGGTAAAAGTTTTTGGTTTGATGGAGTAGAATGGTTATCAGCTCAAGACAAAATCAAAGTCAATCAACCACCGTTGTTTAACGTATACGACTCAGACGGTGTGAGTTTTAGCAATCAGGCCAAATATCTCAGCAGCGACTTTGTAGGAAGCAAGCTATTCAGTTATGCTACCAGCAATCTTAGTCCTGACGCTGTGTTGGGGTTCCCTGTGCGTTATCTCAGCCTGGCCAATGTGGGCGACATTGTGTTTGATAACAATCTTTATGTTGACACCTTTGCATATGTTGACAACGGTCGGGGTCTGGTAGAAAATATCAGTCAAGGTTTTGTTAGACAATACAATGATCGAGTAAACTTTATCAGAGAAATTGGTTGGCAACCTGCGGTGGCCCCTAGCTTGCAACGTCAACAGTTCCAGTTTAGTTACGATGGCAGTCCTTTGCTTTTGGATGTCAAAGTTAATGCCAATTCCACAGTGCCGGCCGTGCAATTATATGTCAACAGTACATTTGAAGAACCTCAAAACTACACTTATACCACCACGGCAAACACAACTACAATTACGTTGAGCAAGATTTATGCACCCGGTGATGTGATTGAAGTGGCTGTGATCAGCGATCAGATCAGTGCCCAGGCATTTTATCAAATTCCTATAAATCTAGAAAACAATCCGCTCAATAGCAACAGCGAAACATTTACCTTGGGCACAGTTCGCAGTCATTATCAAACCATTGGTGAAAATTTGCTGAACATACAAGGTCCTATTATTGGAGCCAATAACACCAGAGACCTGGGTAATATCATACCTTATGGCCTACAGATCCTACAACAAAGCAGTCCTTTGACCTTGGCCGGGTATTTTATGCGAAATCGCGAGTACAATATTTTCGCAGCACTGGAATACAACAGTAGAGAGTATATCAAATATAAAAATCTTGTTTTAGATACAGTAATTCGCAACGAATATCCTTTGGACACTCCAGTGTCCAGAATACTAGATTTGGCTATCTACGACATCACTCAAGGACGCACTGATATCAATCCGTTTTACTGGAGTGACATGTTGCCTTCCGGGCCAGTCTATACTGAAACCACGACGGTGATCACTCCAATCACACCAGTGGTGTTTAACACTGTGCAGACTTATAATTTTTTCTCAGCCAATTATCATGGCCTGTTGGTATATCTGCAACGACCGGCTCCTAATCAAAGCACAGTAACTACACTGCTAACTTTGGGCAAAGACTACACAGTTTCGCCTGACTCTCCACAGCTTACTGTGATTACTCCATTGGCGGTCGGTGATGTTCTTATCATACGTGAATACACAACCACTGTTGGTAACTTTTGCCCTAACACTCCTACCAAACTGGGATTGTATCCTAAATATGAACCTAGACAATTTCTAGATCCAAACTATACAGAACCTACTGTGGTCATTCAAGGACACGACGGCAGCATCACTGTGGCCTTCAATGACATTAGAGATGAAGTGTTGCTGGAATTTGAGCGCAGAATCTACAACAATCTCAAAACAGAAGGAAATCCTATACCACTCACAGTAGAAGATGTGGTTCCGGGATTCTTCCGCACCACAGATTACTCACAGGCAGAAATCAACGAAATTCTCAATGAAAGTTTTTTGACCTGGGTAGGTTGGAACAAGCTGGATTATACCACACAAACATACAATCCTGAAAATCCGTTTACCTACAACTACAGCACAGCTGGCAACAAAATCAACGGTGAACCCTTGTTAGGAGCCTGGCGCGGAATCTACAAGTATTTTTATGATACTACTAGTCCCAATGTTACTCCCTGGGAAATGTTGGGTCTCAGTGAACAACCATCTTGGTGGGAAGATCGCTACGGCCCAGCACCATACACCAATGACAACCTGGTTTTATGGCAAGACTTAGAATTGGGTCTAGTGGCCGATCCTGTGGCGCCTTACATACGCCCACAGTTTGCTAGACCTGGACTACAAGCAGTGATACCTAATGGTTCTGAAAACTTTATACCAGGTATCATTGACAGCAACTTGTTGGCACCCATTGACAGCGTGGTAGGACAATATGATCCTACAGCATTCCGCAAGAGCTGGTTGCCAGGTGACGGTAGCCCAGTGGAAAATACCTGGTGGACTAGCAGTAGTTATCCGTTTGCTATCATGCGCCTACTGGCATCGACAAGACCTGCAGAATTTTTCAGCCTGTTTGCTGACAGAGACTTGTATAGATACGACGACGAACTGGGACAGTATTTGTACAGAGGTCGATATCGATTAACCACAACCAAGTTGGCCAACCAACCGATAGACAGCACACTTCAAATCTACGGCAATGGTCATTCGTGTGCCAGCTATATTAACTGGATTGTGGACTATAATCAACAACTAGGTCGTGACAGCACCACTGATCTTACCAACGATCTCTCTAACGTAGATGTGCGTTTGTGCTACAGAATGGCCAGTTTCACCGACAAACAATATCTCAAAATTTTTGTAGAACGCAGCAGTCCCAACAGCACTAACTCGAGCTTGTTGTTGCCCGACGACAGTTATAAATTATTGATCTACAAAAATCAACCCTTTGCCAAGATTGTCTACAGCAGTCTTATTGTAGAACGCACTGCCGATGGCTACAGCGTATGGGGTTACAACAATTCCACACCATATTTTGAAATTCTAGTCAGTTCTAGCAACGGTATACTACAAACAGTATCGGGCGGCGGCGCCGAAGTCAGGGTACCAGCTCAATATACCAACAACGTGGTACAAGTGCCCTATGGGTATACATTTACCAACACTACCATGGTGGTAGATTTTATACTCAGCTACGGCAAGTATTTAGAAACTCAAGGTTTGATATTTGATGATAGAGAAAATGGCTATACATTGAACTGGAATCAAATGGCCACAGAATTCCTGTATTTTAGCCAGCAAGGTTGGGACCCTGGCACCTTGATTAATTTGAACCCATCTGCTACTACTTTAAAAGCTGTTAGAGCCAACGCAGTGGTCGACACTATTGTCAGCACCAGTCCTGAAAATCTTTTGCTCGATCAAAATCGTCAAACCTTGCCTACTAGAGATTTGATAATCAATCGCCAGGGCAACGCATTTGAAATTACATCGCCTGGCAATCAAACCATTTCGTTCTTGAACATGCAATTTACCAATTACGAAAACATTGCGATTCTGGACAACATCAGTATTTTTTCAGATTTGATTTACGATCCCACAACTGGGTCCAGACAGAACCGCGTGCGAATCGCGGGGTCGACCACTATCGAATGGGATGGAACCTTGGATGCTCGGGGTTTTGTGCTCAATGACAATAGCACAGTGCGTGAATGGCGCCCAAATCGCAAATACACCAAAGGCGAAATAGTCATTTACAAAAACAACTATTGGTCAGCGCAAACTATTGTACAACCCAAGGTCGAATTTAACTACAACGACTGGGTCAAGAGCGACTACACCAAGATACAAGGTGGTCTGTTACCTAACATTGCCAACAAAGCTGATCAGTTGGCCAACAGCTACAACACTCAAGTGGCCAATCTTGAACGCGACAACGATTTGTTGAGTTACGGACTGATCGGATTCCGACTACGGCAGTACATGGTTGATTTGAATTTAGATGATGTCAGCCAGGTTAATCTTTACAAACAATTTTTACCAACCAAGGGTACCTTGCGTGCTGCAGAAATTTTTACCAATGCAGATCTGGGCAAAGAAACTGGTGAATACAACATCTATGAAAACTGGGGCGTATTAGTTGGTACATACGGAGCCAACGCTAATCGCAGTTTCTTTGAGCTCAGACTCAATGAAGCAGATTTGACCTCTGATCCGGCCACAGTGCAAGTAATATTTCCGCAGGAATTCAGTCAGGCCAACCAGGCCATTTTGTTAGGCGATGTGTGGAGAGAAAGTTTTAAACTGACATCCACGGACATTTTGCCCACAACGTTTACTACCAATCAAGACACAGCGTTGCCCACAGCTGGGTATGTCAATTTGAATGATGTAGATATCACAGTATTCAGTCTTGATGATCCTTCTAGCATAGAGGCCAACCTAGATCAGATTGGCATTGGCACTAAAATTTGGGCAGCCAAGAGCAACAGTTATGACTGGAACGTGTACAGATGTGGACGTGTGCCTGGACAAATGGTTGAACTGACTGATAATCTCAACTCGACCAGCGTGGCCCGATTCAATCAAGTGCATGGTCTCAAGATTGGAGATTTAATCATAATCCGATACTTCAACTCATCAGTGGACGGAGTGTATCGTGTGTTGGCGGTTCCATCGATCAACAGTGTTATCATAGCTTTTTCCTTTATCAACACCAATCAAACTGTGCTGTCAGGTACAGGATTGGTATTTAATTTGCAAACCATGCGGGTGGCTCAGGCCAGCGACGTGGGCAATCTGCCGTATGTGAATTCGTTGATCCCTGGATCTTTGGCCTTTGTGGACAATGATCGTACCGGACACTGGCAAGTTTTACAAAAACAGATTCCATTTACATTGTTTGATCAAATACAGTTAGATCCGTTGGTTGAAAATATTGGGTATGGCAGCGCCGTGGCACAAACTTTAGATCTTCGCAGCGTGTTGGTAGGTGCTCCTGGCGATCTTGCCGGAGCCGGCACAGTGTACCTTTATGGTTACAATCAAAATTCCACAGGTTATACATCGGCTGGGCAACTGGCATTGACTGCCACAGCAACCGTGGGATTTGGGGATGTCATCAGTTATGGAGCAAATACTTGGAGTGCAGTGGGAGCACCGCGCAGTCTCAGCAATTTTGGATACGTGGCTACACTGAACAAAAATCCAGCTACCAGTGGTTATTCTATCACACAAGTGCTGACCAAGAGACCCGGTATCAGCTTTGATTCGGCAAAGTTTGGTACGTCTGTGGTCATAAGCCAAGATGAACGCTGGATGTATATAGGCTCCCCTGGTGACACCGGTGGCGGCAAGGTATATGCCTATGCTCGAGTAGATACAGAATTTCAATCAGTGTCTTATAGCACCGACGGAGTGATCACTGCCTTTAACTGGAGCGACAACATTGTGGTAGATCCAGCATACAAAGAAACACAGTTGATTGTGAACCTTGGCGAATTTGCCTTGGTCGAGGGCGTGGATTATGTAGTATCCAGCAATGACATCCTATTTGCCACGCCACCGTCGCCTGGATTTATTTTGACCATACGTCGCCGCACCGGGATATCATTTACCGGGGACGGAAGCACTGAAAATTTTCCCTTGGATCCTTGGCTGTACACTGCTGCGAACATCGACGCATTTACTGTGCGTGTAAATGGAGTGATACAAAGACCTTACATTGATTATGAATTTAACAACGACAGTGCTTTGGCATTTTTAGACCTGGTGTTTGTTACTACTCCGGCATTTGGCGATTCCATTGAAGTCAACGCTGGTGATTATTGGCAAGCCTGCGGAATTATTGAAAGCAACGAATTGTTACCAGCCAATGCACAATTTGGTATTGATCTGGCCACTTCCACCGACGGTCGGCAGATATACATTGGTGCTGATGCAGCCAACGCCAGTCTGACAAACACAGCCACAGGTGCGGTGTATGTGTGGGACCGCAGTGTTGAGCGTCAACTTATCACAGATACCTCGGTCACAACCTATAACATGCCTGGAACTCCTACAGCACCAGTTTCGGTGTTATTGAATGGCGAGTTCTTAACGGTGCGCAATGTAACTGAAGGTGCTGTAACAAGAACGCAATTTATCAATGGTCAAGTTGACATTGATTATGACACCAATCAAATAACTCTGTTGTCTTCGGTCACACTGACCGTGGGAGACAATCTGGAAATAGAAACCAACAAATTCCAGCCTGTGCAAAAAGTTGTGTCAAACACACCTGTGACAAACAACCAGTTTGGACAGGCACTAGACATCTGCGACACAAATTGTAGTTTGTACATAGGATCACCTCAAGACAGCGCAGTGCTGATAGATGCTGGTAGTGTAGAACGCAATCTAAATCAAAGTCGTGTCTATGGAATCACAACTACAACCATAGCCAATCCAGTATTGACCAGCGGTGATACCATACGTATCAACAACATTGAAGTAGCAGTTCCGGTCAGCCCCAACAATACAATTGAAGGATTGGTCGATGCCATTAACACAGCCAATGTGCCCAATGTTGTGGCTTCCTTGTTGCCCAATGTAGAATTTATCGGCGATGGATCTACAACAGTTTTCAATGTAGGCAACATTTATTCTGCGTCAGAATACACAATAAGTCCCAATACTCAGGTGTTGATCAACGGAGCGGTACAGGTCAGCGGCTTTAGTTGGACCAATGATTTCTCTACACTGAATTTTGTTACAGCACCTGGCCTAGGATCTACCATCACTGTGGTACCTGGACGTATGACTGTGAGCATAAAAAATTCTGCAGCTGCCACACCCGGTAATCAACTGTCGGTGTTGCCAGGAATCGTAAATTCAGCATTTGCAGATCTTGGATTCAATACATTTGTTTATGTACAGACTATAACCAGTCCAGCTCCTAGCAGCTATGCATTGTTTGGGTCTAAAATCAGTGTGGATACCGGTGCAGAAAATTTAATTATCAGCGCAATCAATGGAAATGTCTATGAACCCATGACTTTTGACAACGGTGCCACCAGATTTGATGACCATAGCACTACGTTCTTTAATCCAGTGTTCAACAGTGGTGTGGCTTACACTTATGATTTCCTGCCCAGTGCCAACGGATCTGTGACCAATCCTGGGCAGTTTGTGTTTGGACAACAGGTCTATAACACTGCATTAGGATCTTTTGACAAATTTGCCATAGCCATTGACTACACTAGCGGACAACTGTTGGCAGGTTCTCCCGGTTATGACGGCGTCTCTATCGACAACAATCCGTTACCCAACAACAATTACGGATTGGTGTCAGTGTTTACCAATCCTGGTAACAATCCAGCCTGGGCAGTGTTACGACAACAACAACCAGTGGTCGATGTTGATCTAATTAATACTGTGTTCATGTATGACAAATTATTGTCATCTACACAAACATATTTTGATTTTATAGACCCTCTACAGGGCAAAATCCTAGGCGCTGCCCGCAGAAACATTGATTTTATTGGAGCAGTTGATCCAGCCAACTACAACACAGGTCCCATTCGCAATCAAGGC